AACAATCTCCTTATTACCTTTTTACAATATTATCGTCACCATTTAAACGCAATTTTCAATATGATGTATTGTAAAATTATATTTTTTATTTCATATTTTGTAATATAATAATATTTAAAAATTAAGAATTATTTAGTATAATGTATTATGTTTTAGTATTTCTTCTTTGTTTTCTTACACGGATTAATAAACGATTAAAGTGTTCAGCCTCTTCAGATATTGAATTAATTTCAGATTCAATCTCTATTTCAGAATCAATCGGTTTTGGTTTTAGATTGCGTAATTGTTCATTTTGGTCGTCTGGAGATAACAAACATGCCATTAAATTTAATTTACTATCCGACGTACCATTTTTAAATATATCTTCTGGAAAACCATTTGTTTCGATACAGGTTACATATTGTGATATAGATGATGATACTAATGCAGCTGGATTTTCTTCTAATGACACATCAGGTACTATATAATGATTTAATAAAGCAGAACATGAAATGGATTTTGGCATATGACTTTGATGATTATTATATGCTATTG